AGGGGATTTTTTATGCTTACAGAGCGACAACGAGCTTGCCGCTCTCGATCTCGGCAGCGAGATTCTCCTCCAGGAATGCCTTGATGGTGTTGCGGGCCGTCAGGCGCCACATACCGCCATCGGCCTCGATGAAGGAAATGCCGCGGTCATTGATGCGGATGAGGAAGGTGCTCTCCGGCTGCTCGACCTCCTGGAAGGTGCGGTAGGGGCGGAGCTTGACGATGGGGCGGATTGCCTCGTTGGTCTGCAGGGAGACACCGCTCTTCGTGGTGACGGTGGTTGCGACGCCGTTGTCGTTGTAAATGACCTTGGCGCCGAGGGAGATATCATTGACCAGCTTCATCGCATAGAGCGAATCGCCGGTCTCCTGAAAGCGTGTACGCAGCGCAATCTGAGCTTCTTCAAAGCCAAGCGTGACCTTCGCATCCCATCCGGGGACATCGGTTGCGCTGGCAGAATAGAAGACTGCGCGAACGCAGCGCTGCGTGAAGTCAGGCTGAGAGAAGCAGGTCACATTGGTGGGCGAAGGGATGTTGACAAAGAGCGCGGGGGTATTGGCATCTGCTAGATGGATAGCCTCGGTGCGGATCATCTTCACGATGGAATCCAGGCTGTGGAGCTGAAGAGTGGCCGGCACGATTGGCGTCTCGATGACTTCCTGCGCACCGGAGGGTGTGATGACATACGCACGGCCGCAGAGGTCCTGCGTTTCCGGCCGCATACCATCAAGAATGTACTGAAGTGCTTCTTTAAGCATGGCGATATGGTTCCTTTCTTAAAATTAGGCCGAGTGGATCAGCCTGAGCTTCGGCGGAGCTTCCTGCTCCCCTGCATCTACGGCCAGCTGACCGGGGATTTGGGGAGCCATTTCGACGACCGTGTCTTCGTCCAGCACGTACAGCATGGTGGTGATGGCGTTGGTCGATGCCAGCGTAGACTTGGCCACGCACTCCACCACAATGGTCTGCCGGTCATCTCCGGGCTTGAAGGTGAGCGTGATGTTCAGCTTTCTGGCCGCTTTTGCCGAGGTGTTCGGATCCAGGATGTTCCGGATCATGGCTCGCATCTCATAGTCTGCACGCTCCATGATCGCGCCACGTCCCATTTCGAGGATCGATTTCTCCTGACGTTCATCCATAGGTTTTGCCTCCTTTCCTGCGTGATAAGGGTTCCAGCCCTCTGCCGGACGCCCCACGGCAAATTTGAGCGGGGCCGCCCGGCAGGAGAGTAAAATGAGCGAAGGGCATCCGCCCGGCAGAAGGCTGGATGACGATGCTTCATCCGGCCGCTTCCTGGTAGACCTCTACCTGCTGGATGCCGAATTCGCAGGCAGCCTCATGGCTCTCGAAGAAAATATCCACATGGTTGCCCTTGACGGCGCTGCCGGTGTCCTCGACGATATACGGATGACCGTTGATCACAACCTCGCTGCCTTTGGGCAGCACATCCCAGTCGGCGGCGATGGTGCGGCCCTCCTCGGGGATCGTGCCGGCGCGCGTCTTCTGCACATAGTCTTCGCCGCGGCTGGGGTGGTCTTCCGACCAGATTCCGCAGCACTTGACACAGGGGCAATAGGCAGTAGCGGTGAACGTTCCAATGAGCTCTAACCGGTCAAGGCTGGAATAGTCCTCTGCCGGCTGCTCTGCAGGCTCCTGCGGCGTATCATCGACAGGGGAGGGCTGGGATACCTCCTGCGGTTTGGGCGGCTCACAGGCGTTCTGAGCGTGTGCGGCAGTGTAGCCGATGCAGACGCCCAGCGCCAGCAGGATCAGCACAAAGGCCAGGAACCGGATGTTTGCGGCACGGCGTTGGATGCGCCGGCGTTCTTCTCGTGTCAGTCGCTTCATAGGTCGATCCTCCTCAGTTTTCCGTATCCGACGGCGGGGGCGGTGGTAGTCGGAGCCTCATTGCCGGCGGCAAGGTAAGCGAGCAGCTGGTCTACATCGACCAGCTTTTTTCGCCCAACATGGATGACAGGGACAGCACCGGAGGCAATCAGATGCCTTATGTAGTGAAGCGTGATCTCGCTATCGGGATCCTGCTCCAGGATCAGCCGGTATGCCTTCGACGCAGTACGCATTCTCGGCATGGTTTGTCTCCTTTCGTGGTGGATTGCCCTCTCCGGGCCTGTGTGGTAGACTGGCGGCAGAAAGGGGGTGAGTATATGACGATTAAAGAGTTGGACCAGCGTTTGACGTTGGTGTTAGAGGATTTCTCCAGCGAAATGCGTAGCGAATATGATGACTACAGCAATGAACCTGTTACCGGCGGGGACATTGCTCAGTTATCAAGACAGACCTTCTACGCGCTGGATGAATTCCGGAAAGAGATCATTAAGTACCTTGAATCAAACCGCTGATCAGCAGGAAGCCGTCAGTTGCCGCTGGCGGCTTCTTCCTTGCTGTCCAGCACAATCTGAATATCGGATCCGAACCAGACCATCCTGCGCTGGATATCTTTGATGGCCTGGATGTGCTCGAGAATTTCCTTGGCCGCTTTTTCGGCTTCCGAAATTCCGGTGATGATAATTCTTCCGGTCATGTTGTTCTCCTTTCTTAAATCTCACGCTCATGCGAAAGTTGATAAATCTCAACTTTCAGGAGAAAAAAAGAAAGCGCCAATTTCATCGACGGAAATTTTAAGCGCATCACAGATCTTGTCAATCTCCTTCTGCGTGAATGGATACTTACCAGAGAGTTTCTGGCAGAAATGGCTCTCGCTAATTTCAATGACTTTAGCGAGACTTTTCTGTGTATAGCCACATTCCTTAATACGACCGCACAGTTTTGAATAGTCCATTGTAGGCATCAGTTCATCTTCCTTTCTGAGTTGATAAATCGCAACTAACGGGGTAAGCCCAATATAACCCAATAATTTTCAAATGTCAATACCAAATGTTGATAAAACTAAATTTTTAGAAAACGGTATTGATTTTTCGCAACTGCACGTTTATAATAACGCTAACAAAGAAGTGGAGGATCATATAATGGAGAAACCGTCAACCTTTGCAAATCGTCTAAATATGGCTCTTGAACATAGGCAAATAACAAAAGCTGAGCTTGCTAGACTTTCTGGACTTAGCAAATCCAGCATCACAAGATATGCAAAGGGTGACTGGGAAGCAAAGCAGGATGCAGTCTATGCTATTGCACAGGCACTCAATGTAAACGAGGCCTGGCTTATGGGCTATGACGCCCCCATGGAACGGGTTTATTCTGAACTTTTGGCTTCCATCGCCGAAGACAATAAGAGCGGCCGCACGGCGGCGGTGGAGGAGCTGCGCCGAACCTATGGCACAGAGCACAGTATCCATTCCACTTACGGCTGCGACGATAAAAAGAGGGTCACCCTGCTCTACTATAAAACTCTGGAGCGGGACGTTGCTTTATCCCTGACCGATATCATCTCCACGGTTGACCGACTCGACGGCCGCCAGGCCGAAAAGGTCACTCTTCTCCTCCACGCTTACTTGAAGGCCGAGCAGCCCATTCGCAACATCGTGGATACCGCGCTGGATCCCTATGTGGAAGATTTGGACGATCTTCTGTGCGGCGGCTCTCAGATCGGGTAATTGAGGTCGATTTCCGCAAAAAATAAGCCGCCCGGGGGCGGCAAAAAGCAAGAGAAAAGCCGTCCCGGGCTACCACCCCCGAGACGGCCAATGCAAAGTATTTTATCTGCAATCCACCACGAAAGAAGATAAAGCCAAGCCACTTTGTTCCCAACTTAACAAGAAAGAAACAAAATACGAGGCCACTTTGCCTTTCCATTCTACCACAGGAAAAGCAGAGTGGCAAGAATGGAAAGGAGAAATTTAATGGCCACAATTGAAAAGAGAGGCGAGAGCTACCGGATCATCGTGTCCAATGGGTACGACATCAACGGCAAGCAGATCCGCGAGAAGATGACATGGACGCCGGAGCCGGGGATGACGAAGCGGCAGATCGAGAAGGCCCTGAACCGGGAGGCCACACTCTTTGAGGAGCGGGTGCGCCACCAGCTGACCCAGAACGGCAACATCCGGCTGGTGGACTTCACGGAGATATTCCTGGAGCAATACGCCCGGCCAAACCTGAAGAAAAAGACTGCCTTCAGCTACGAGCAGACGATGAAGGTCATCAACCAGGCCCTCGGCCATATCAAGCTGAAGGATCTGAAGCCCGGACACATTGCCTCCTTCTACGCCAACCTGCAGGAGGAAGGCATGCGGAACCGCTGTAAGGCGATGCCGAAAGTGGACTTCGCCGCCTGGATGAAGGAGCGCAAGACCTGCAAGGCAGAGCTGTCCCGGCAGACCGGCGTGTCGATCTGGTGTTTCTCTCAGCTGAAGAATGGCCGTGGGATCGCCCAGAACTGCGCCGAACAGATCTGCGAGAAGCTGGATGTTCCCTACAACAAGCTCTTTATCCGGCAGCACGACGATACGCCCCTGAAGCCCGGTACCATCCACACCTACCACCGCACGCTTTCAGCTGTCCTATACCGTGCGGTGAAGTGGAAGTACATCGAGAGAAATCCGGCTGAGCGGGCCGATCTACCCAGCATCGCCCACAGGAAGGCAGCTTATCTGGATGAGCCGGACGCCCGCCGTCTGTTGGAGCTGCTTCAGGAGGAGAAGATCCTCTGGAGGACGGTGATCACCTTTGACCTGCTCTCCGGCCTGCGCCGGGCAGAGTTCTTGGGCCTGCGCTGGTCTGACGTGGATCTGGATAAGCAGCTGCTCTACATCCGGCAGACGTGGAACTATCTGCCGACAGAGGGCTGCTATGCCGACACCCCGAAGACGGCCACCAGCGAGCGGCCGCTGCGGATCTCACGCACGGCCATCCTGCTCCTCCTGGAGTATAAGCAATGGCAGGACGCCCAGCGGGAACTGCTGGGGGATGCCTGGCGTGATACCGATGGGCGCATCTTTACCACAGAGGAGGGCAAGCCGCTTTTTCCGGACACCGTGACGAACTGGTTCACCGACTTTGTGAAGCGCACCGGCCTGCCGAAGGTGACGATCCATTCCCTGCGGCACACATACGCCAGCCTGATGATCGCAGACGGTACGCCGCTGGTGGTCGTATCTCACAAGCTCGGCCATGCACAGACCAGCACGACGGCCAATATTTACGCCCACGTCATTGCCGAAGCAGAGGCCAAGGCGGACCAGACCTTTGACCGCTTCGGCGATCTGATTGCCCCCAAAGGGCAGTCCACACCGAAGCAGAAAAAAGCCGCAGGAATTTAGTTCCT